AGTATGCCCATAGCCAATAGTCCACACGTTAGCAGGACATAGGTATGCTTCCAGACGGCACCCTTCAAAATGCTTAATAAGTTCGACACCTTCCGTACCCGTCTTCATACGTTCCTTCATATCAGTCCTGCCGTTGGCTGCTGCCGAAGTAGAACGCAATGACCGTGCTAAACGAGCCAGTAATCGAACCAAGAATGAGGTTAATGATCGCATCGCTGTTCTGGTCCGGCGGGAGGACGGTCACGAGGACAATGTAGCCCGCAAACAGCAAGCACAAAGTGATAGCAAGGAACCGCGCCGTCCAGTCCTTGGCGAAGTGCTTCCGGGCATCGGCGGTGTCGGCGGTCTGCAGGGCGTAGAGGTCAACGTCCAGCTCTTTCATGCGAGCTTCGAACTCAAGCTCCGCTTTCTTGATCTGAACAAGTTGTTCTGGAGTGGCCTGCGAGAGCGCCTTTTCTAGGCTCCGTGCATCCGTATCGCAACCAAGCACACTGGCAATGGCTGACGCCGCTGCACCGCCCAGAGGCCCACCGAGAGCCGTTCCGAGGGTAGGCGCTACCGCCCCTACGATGTTCTTGATCGCGTCAAACTTCATTTCCGCTCCATCAACCTGTCTAGCTTGGCATCCAGAGCTTCTATCCGATCAATGACTCGGTTGATGTCGGCATGGACATCCGCTTTGGTAACGTACTCTTTAGCCATCTCTTCGCGGGTTCGGTTTAAGAGAATCTGCACGCGATCAATCTCCTCGCTCCGACTCTTGATAAACCACGCCAGACCGCCGATGAATGCCGTTAAGAGTCCGCTCCAAGCGGTTTCCACGCCGAAGTCCATTTCAGTCTTCCTTATCGTCTGCGTTGGTGTTCTTCCCCACGTTGCCCGCCAAGACGTTAAGACCACGGAGCACAATGGAAATGTACTTGTCGTCGGTCTTGGTCGGCGTGAGCGCAGTGATGGCCGTAGCCGCCGTGACCAGCGTAGTGATGGCAGTCAGCCACGCCGGGAAAGCTTCAAAAAACGCAAGGATCATGTCCATGTTTACCCCCTAGGGCTTGGTGGGCCAAGTGACGTTGTAAGGAAACCCTTCTTGTGCCGGGACATCTCGCAATGCCTGCCTATATGCTGCCATTTCTTCAGACAAAGTTACATCCTGCAGCCCTGTCCAGTCCGTATCCCGCAAGAGGTCATTACGGATGCCACGGATCGCTGCCGCTGCCTCGGCTTCAGGCTTAGGTGTCACGTCCCAGCCCAGGCGCCATTGGTTATTTACGAGTTCTGGCACGCTCCGCTGGCGGATATTGTTCACCGTAGGGTCCGCAGTGGGCATGGGGTCCGAGGTCACGGGGAACAGCCCGTACAGCTCTAGCAGCTCCCGAGGCATAGGCACAGGGAAGCTAGTACGCGAATGTTCTCGGCGTAGTCCCTCTACGGAGGCGGGGTACTTAACGACTACCCCGTTTTCAACTTTGACTAACATCTACGCCCCCTATAGATCGTAGGAAATAATACGGGTGTATGGGACGGACAAAACGTACATTTTCTTGCCGTCGCTCTTAAAAGACAGTCCCCGTGCAGCGGTTACCACCGGAAGCTCTACGTTAAAGTCTTCCTGTATGGTCGATACGTCCCAGTTCGTCGAAAGTTTTAGTTCGACCAAGTTGGTCCTTAGATCACCAAATTCGGCGTCAAAAAAGTACATGGCGCCTCCGTCTTCCCGCATGTACATGGCATATACATAATTGAAGCTGCCCATGGGGAGAGCTGCAAATTGCACAAAGGTTTTCGTGCTTATGTCCCAAGGGGTACTGAGATCGTACTCAAATACTCTTTCCAAAGCCGTATCTACCAAGTACATCTTCGTGCCATCGGGCTTGAAAGATATATCCGTAGGCGTAGTTGTTTGCGAAGACACGGAAGAGGTACGGACAAGCGAAAGGCTGCTTATATCCCAAGCAGAACTCATGGAATACTGATATACGGAGTCATTGCTATTACGGGTAAAATAAAGGTTAGTACCGTCTGGAGAAATATAAAGCCCCCTTGCTGCAGCTACATTACTAGATGCAGTAAAAGTAGCAGTAGTTATATCCCAAGCTAGAGACATTGCATATTCAGCTACAATGCTTATGGAGCTAGTGCTATTCCTAACCACATATAGTTTAGTGCCATCGGGCTTAAAGAATAACCCCATTGCCCCGGTAAAGCTGAAGTTGATAAAATCTGAAGACGGCACTGTGTAAGAGGCCGTACTTAAATCCCAAGGCGTGCCTAGCTCGACCTTAAAAATACGCCCTAAAAATAAGCCGGTGTCGATAGTACCAGTCGAACCATACGCTAAAAATAATTCCGTCCCATCCGGCTTCAAATCTATAGACGGAGTAGCATCTCCTTCAGGGTAAAAGGAAGCGGGGGGAGTGAAGGTGGAGTCGTAAGAGCTAGTCGATATATCCCACGCAGAACTAAGGGTGTATTTATGCACCTCGTTTCTATAGGCAACAAAAAACGCCGTGCCATCGGACTTAAAGCGCATATTACCGTGGTAGGATGAAGCACCTTGCGTATAGGAAAAAGACTGCACAAAGGTCGCAGTTGATATATCCCACGCAGAGGACATGGAGTATTCGTGGATTTGAGAAAGGTCCCCTATGTAAAACTTCGTGCCATCTGACTTAAACTCTACCCCAAGCGGATAAAGAGTAACACTGCTAACGTCTATGTCGTTGACTACAGTTTCCGTGCCGTTTTCAAAATCCCATGCAGGGCTAAGGCTGTATTGGGCGAGTCTATTAAAAATTCTATCAATGGCGAAGTAAACCGAACCATCCGCCTTTACGTATATATCCGTTGCATTAGATCGGCCTACACCAGAATTCAGAGACGACGTACCCAAGTCCCATGGGGTGGATAAGTCGTCAAAAGAGCTAGTTTCGGGACCTAGTACCAGCGTACCATCGGGCTTAAACCTTATCCCAGAAAACCCAGCACTATAGTACGTAGCCCCAATCGCAAAGTTAATATCCCCGCCGTTGAAAGCGAGTTTGTTGAGGTCCCAGGCAACGGCGTTAGCTGCCGCCTCTTGCATCAAGCGAGCGATGTTCACGACATGTCCTGCCCAGCAGCGAAGCCGTACCAGTTGGTACCGCCGTCATGGGTGAAGAAGGTAAACACGTCTACTTCGCCGGACCCCGTAGAGATGGTAGGCGTGAGGTTCTGGCCCCACTTAACGGAGGCAGGCCAAGTGATGGTGCGCGCCGTGGAGTCTTGCACAACCTTTAGGGTGAAGCCATAACCCGTGCCCGTGGTAGGGGGACTGCTGAAAGTGTACGTGACGTTTTCGGACAAGGTGTGGGTGAAGAGGTTTGCGTTTTCGCAGTTGATGGTAGCCGCACCGCCCGTAGAAGTGATGGCCTCGACGGTCTCGTTATAGGACTTGGCCTTCAGCTCTTCATCCAGCGTGACATCGCCGTTAGCGTCCGCAGTTACAGCCTTGCTAGCTTCGCTGGTCCCGAGGGTTGTGATGTCGAGATAGTTCAGCTCGGCGGTGGTGGCCGTAACGCCATCAAGAATGTTCAGCTCCGCGCTAGTGGCCGTAACCCCGTCAAGGATGTTGAGTTCTGCAGTGGTTGCCGTGATACCGTCGAGGACGTTGATTTCGGTGTTAGTGGCCGTAACGCCATCTAAGATATTTAGTTCAGCAGTGGTCGCCGTGATACCGTCGAGGACATTGAGTTCCGTTGCCGTGGCTGAAATTGCTGTGCCGTTGATGGATAGCGTTGTGAAGTTACCGGTAGATGCAGAGCTGGCACCGATGGGGGTGCCGTCAATCGAGCCGCTGTTGATGTCTGCGTTGTCGAAAGCCCGGACTACGTTGGTGCCGTCCGCTACGACATGGACCTTGGCGCCATTAGGTACCGTAATGCCCGTGCCCGCAGAAGTCTTGACGACGATGGACTGCCCACCGGTGGTGTTGTTCCAGACGAGGTACTGCTTCTCGACGGTGGGGACGATCAGGTTACGCGTCGTAGTCAGAGACACCCCGGAAGTGACATCCAGCACCAAGTGTCGCGGCACCTGGGTCGTGTTCGTGTTCGACAGGGTAAGGGTGAGGTCCGCGTCGGTAGGGAAGTTAGCCGTGGCAATGCCGGTAATGGCCTCTTCGATGGCCGTACCAAGGTTGACGTTTGTCGTGGTGCCCCATGTACCGGACTGGTCACCTGTACCAATCAGCTCGATCTTCAGATTGGTGGAGTAGGTACTTGCCATCGTTAACTCCTGTTAGGTGGTTATGTCAGTCCAGACCGTCCCACCCGCATAATAGTCTTGGTATGTCGCCGGATTCGCTAGCATGTACGGAAACATGACGTTATTTATATAGTCTACTTCGTCTTGGTCTTCCAGTTCATCGTAGATGTAGTCAAAATACGCTTGTACGTCCAAGATGTTTACTACGCCGTCCTGCCGTATATCCGCTAGCTTCCTACCGTTCACTTCTACATTAAACCGACTTGTTTCTGGCTCTAAACCAACCGCAACCCTAGTCATCGCGTTAGCTACAGCAATTACGTCTATAGTCGCAGTGCTGACGTTTGCCCAAGCTCCCCCACCGACATCATTTACCGGGGCCCAAACCTGCCCACTCGTAGTATTAATGTCCGTCCAAACTCCTCCGCCAGCGTCATTTATCGGGTTCCAGACCGCCCCATTGGCAGTGTTTATGTCCACCCAGCTCATGGCTAGACGATACGCACGATGGCGTTACTCAGGTCATAGGTCGGGAACTGCACAGTAAAGTTCCCCCCAGACACCGCCCTATCACTCCCAAAGGACAACACCGCAACGGCACGGTTCGCCTTGCTGCTGTTATAGATGAGCGCCCCTCGGGCCGTGAAAGTCGCGCTGTTCCACACCGTGTCGGCAAAATCGACGAAGGCTGCGGTGCCAGAAGTCGTAGGGCCCGTCACAGACAGGGTATTACCCCCAGCCGTATAGCCGGTGCCTGAGGCCTCGTTGCTCGTCGTGTAGGCCGTCGTAGCCGCATCAAGGGACGCAGCGCTCGTGTACAGCGCAATCTTGAACGTGTCGTTGGGGAAGTCGTGAATCGCTTCCAGCAGCTCTTGCTTAAACGACGTGCATAGGGCTTGAGTGATCGCCATGGTTGCTCCTACCCTGCAGCGGTACGGGTCTGACCCGACCGGTATGCGTCACGCCGCAGCTTGCCGTCGCCGAGCACTTTGAGGAGCGTCAGGGACTCACTGAACATCTTGTCGTAATTCTGGATGATGTCCGGCTCCGCCTTCATGAACCGCGCCGCCTCGACCAGAGCGCCATTGAGCAGGGCAGAGTCAAACTCATCACCCAACCACGTCGTGCCGGCAGTCACAATCGACTCGGGGTAGTAGCCGTAGTGCAGCTCAACCGCATAGGCAACATCCGGCGTGGGCCCTACGATCAACGTGTTGTCATCAAAGTTGGCATAGTGCTTCGGCAGGCCCGTGTCCGTAGGGTTCGGATAAGCCTCGCGGATGAAGTTCACGTCCTTGTCGAGCAGGTAGTTGTAGTTGCCGCTGCCGTCCACGACGGCCAGACTGAAGGTGTAGAGGTAGTCCGTGGGGAGGTCGAGATATTTGTTTGAGATGCTGAAGGCACTCGTGACGTTACGCCGCAGGGCAGGAATCTGCACCGCGTTATAGATTTTCTGCTCCGTCTGCTCCGTGAACAGCGCGAGCTGGTCATCCGTGAAAGTGTTCTCACAGATGTCCTGAATGTTTGCCTTCAGGTCGGTGTAGTTCATGGCTTACGCCATCGGCCCCCGAGCCATGGTGCCCTTGGTAGCGGCGCCGCAGCCACGAATCTTGATGCCGGACGTTTTCATGTTGATCGGCTTGTTGAGCTTCGGGCTCGGGACCTGCTTGGTCTTACCGGTGTCTTTGACCTTCATGACCTACTCCTAAGTTGTTACTACGGTTACTGTACCAACAAATCCGGCACAGGACACTGATTTAACGGGGTACAGTATAGCTCTACTTTCGGCGTAGTCCGGGCTATCAGGGCGCGGGTTGCGGATCGCCTGCGGGTCATCCACCGGGTACTCACCGAGTTGTAATTGCGGGTGATCGGGGTCCCAGCACTCGGGGCACGCCTTGATGTTCGTGTCGTGGCGCTTGACGAAGACGTTCCGTAGCTCACGCAGCTTGTACTGGAACCCGCAGACATCGCAGATACCAAGGGCTCGCTGGCTAGAAGCGAACCGGTTACCCATCAGATGCGTCCTATGCGCGGCACAAAGCGGGCGTTGGTCTTCACCCGGTCCTCGCTCGCTGCGCGGTCAAACTCTTCTTCGTACGTGGCTTTGAGCATGGGGATGCGGTCCGCCAGCTCCGGCACTTTCATCGCAATATGATAGGCCAGCCCCGCCACCAAGCAGGGGAGGAACCGAAAGGGCATATCTGCCGTCTGTACGCCAGCTCCAGCGTCCTCAATGCGCCGCATGCGCCAATACTTGAAGGTGTAGTCGTTGCTGTCTGGCACGGGCCAGACGTTGATCCTGGGGGCGTCTACGAGCCGCTCAATCCAAAACTGAATCGGGCGCCCGGTCGTCGTCTTGTTCGGAATAGAGGCGTAGGTACTGACGCTGATCCGGTTGATGGTCAGGTCTTGCTGCGTGGACCCCGACCCCGTGCGAATAACTTGTTCCAGTAGGTCAACGGTATCGGTAGGGAGCGTGTATTGTGCAGTGCCGCTGGTGAGGCTGACGGTTCCTTCATCGATGGTCCAGAGGTTGAGGCCCCGGTTTTGCCATTCGATGGTCATAAGGTTCATGGATCGGCGCGCCGTACGCAAGTCGTAACCGGAACGCATTTCTCGCCCGGCACGCTCCCATGCTTCCTCGGCGATCTCCGTGAAGTCCATGTTGAACGCTGTTGTACCGGACGTTGCCATTTACTTCTTCCTCTGTAGAGGCTTCACACGGCGGGGTTTGCCTGCTGGCTGGCCGAGACTCTTCTTCTGCGACACCCTGCTCTTCTTCTCAGCAGCCGTCATCTCCGAGGCCGTTTTGGGCGTCTTTGACGACACGCGTTTGGTCGGGCGGCAATACGGAGTTCCGCGCTTCTCGCCCTTCTGGCGACCGCACTCTTTACCGGTTCGGACATCCTTCCAGTCCTCTTTGAACCAGCGCTTGAGGGC